AATGATAGGTGAGGCCGGTGCTGAAGCCGTTGTGCCATTAGATCGTATGGGTGGCTTTGGTACTACCGTAAATGTAAATGTAGCAGGATCGGTTATTTCAGAAGGTGAACTTCAATCAGTAATACAAGATGCTTTATACAATTTAAACCGATCAGGTGCGGTAACTCAATTAGCCAATTTAGGTAGATAATGCCAGCCGCGATATTCAAAGCGGAAATAGATTTTTCCGGCGGTGCTAGTTTTGATCCGGCTTTAGTTTTGGATGACCCGGCCACACCTTTAGATTTTTCTGTACTAGGTACGGCGGCGGCAGATGTAATAGATATAACTACCCTGGTAACTCAATGTTATATTAGGCGTGCGTTTAATAGATCATCAGATTCATTTACCGGTGGCACTGCACGCGTTACTTTTGTAGATCAAACGGGTGAATACAATCCGGCAAACACTGGATCAAGCCTATATGGCAAAATTAAACCAATGCGTAAAATTCGTTTTACGGCAGAATATTTAAGCGTGTCTTACAATTTGGGATCATTTTATATTCAGGATTGGAATTACCAAAGCCCTACTGGATTTGATCCGGCCTATGTAACCCTGTCTTGCGTAGATGGTTTTCAATTATTAAATTTAACTACTTTAACTACAGTTAGTGGTGGCACAGCAGGACAGACTACTTCACAAAGAATAACAAGTTTATTAGATGCCGGAGATTGGCCGGGTGGTATGCGCGACATATCTACCACCGCTACTACAACAGTGCAGGCAGATAGCGGAATATCAAGATCGTTATTGTCAGCCTGCCAAGAAGTTGAATCTACAGACTTGGGTGCGTTTTATATGGATGAACGCGGATACGCTAAATTCTTATCACGCAATGACATTATAGTTGCATCGGGCGGGGCAGTAACAGCGTTTAGTGATGTGCCAGGATCGGGTGATATTACTTACCAGGCCGTTGAATTTGATATTTCAGATTATCAAATGATCAATAAGGTTACTGTAACCCCAAATGGGTTGAGTGGGCAAACGGCAAGCGATAGCGCGAGCATTGCAGATTATTTTCAACATAGCCGGGTAAGAACTGGCATTATGCAAACAGAACTTAATGCCTTGAATCAGGCTCAAATGATAATTGCTTCTCGCAAGGAACAGGGTGTGGATTTACAATTAAACTCTTTAACCGTTGATGCCTTTGGTGAGGATGATGCTAGTCGGGTCATAGCCGCTTTAAATTTAGATGTGTTTGACCCAATAGAGGTAACGCAAACTTTACCGGCGGGGAATGTGGTCACTGATAGCGTTATTTCAGGGCTGACTTATCAAATAACCCCTAAATCTTTCCAAGTAACTTTTACATGCGCTCAACCCTTTGCGTCAGGTTTTTTGCTAGACTCTACCGTTGATGGAATTTTAGATGAAGATTCATTGGCCTATTAGGAGATTATAGATGGCAACCTTTTCAGTTGGTCAGGTATTAACGGCGGCTCAGATGAACTCTATAGCCAATCTTTCAGTTAGAGCGGTGACAAGTACATCAGATACATTGGTTGTAACTGATGCAGATAATAAACTTATTACATATTCAAATACTGGCACAACTACAATAACGCTTCCCCCTTTTACAGATGTGGCTATGACTACTGGATCAGTAGTAAATGTTATTAAAATTGGATCAGCCGGCACTGTATCTATTGTTCAAGGTTCAGGAGTGACAATAGCATCAGCCGGGGCAACTTCAACTAACCCAGTTATTACAAGTCAATTTAAAGCGGCTAGTTGCATCAAAGTCAGTACCGACAGTTGGTACATTGTTGGTGGCATTGCCTAATGTCTTTAATTCTTGGGATATTAGATAGCGGTGGTGCGGCGGCTGCTACGGGCTCATACGAATCTATTGCTAGCGCTACCGGCACAGGTTCAAGTGCAACAATTACTTTCAGTTCAATACCTAGCGGCTATGTTGCCCTACAACTTAGATGCTTAGTACGAAGCACAGAAGCAGGTGCTGGTAAATCTAACCTGATAATAAAACTTAACAATGATTCCACCACAGCCAATTATAGAACACATTACCTATATGGTGATGGTGGAGTTGGTGCGGGAACTATTACTGGTTCAGCAGGATTAAGATTTAACGACACTTTATCTAGGGGTGGTCAGCCTGCAAATGTAATGGCAACTCAGATTATAGATATCCAAAACTATACAGGTGCAATAAATAGAACAGTGCGTATGTTTGCAGGTATGGATGCTAATGATACTTCAGGCATTTTAGGATTGTATAGTGGTTTATACATAAGTACCACCGCAATTACACAAATTGACTATACCTGTCCAGATGGAAACCTATCAACAAGCACAGTTGTAGCCCTTTACGGAATCAAAGGATAATATGGCAACCACATACGAGAAAATTGCTACAACTACTTTGGGTAGTGCGGCTGCTACAATAGATTTTACTTCAATAGCGGCAACTTATACTGACCTTAAATTAGTATTAGTAGGCAAAACTTCTACGGATGCAGTAGTTAGGCTTAGATTTAATTCTGATTCTGCGAGCAATTATTCAAATACTTTTTTATATGGTGATGGTGCTGGGGCGGCTTCTTCAAGAAGCACATCCCAAACTTTTGCTAATCTTTCTTTTGGTGCAGATTTTAGAAGTGCCCAACCTGGTCTTATTTCAACCGACATATTTTCTTATGCTGGCTCAACTTTTAAAACTTTATTAAGTAATGAGTGTTTAGACTTAAATGGCGGCGGTACTGTAAATCCTTCAGTTAGTTTATATCGTTCAACTTCTGCCATAACTTCAGTTAATTTATTATTAAGCACTGGAACTTTTTCAACAGGCACTATTGCAACCCTCTACGGAATACTAAAGGCGTAACTATGGCAACCTATACTTTAATCAGTTCAAATGTTTTATCATCAGCGGCAGCCAGCGTAACCTTTTCATCAATACCTGCTACCTTTACAGATTTAGTGTTAAGGATAAGTGCGAGAAGTAGTACATTTCAAACAGCCGTTGATGTAACCTTTAATGGCGACACACCAGCATCAGGCACTTCATATTCATTTATTTCTTTAAGAGGCAATGGTTCGGCTGCTTCATCTAATTTTACGGCCAGCACTTCATCAGTAAATGTTGTTGGCGGTCAAGCCCAGTCAAATTATACAACAAACACCTTTAGCAATTTTGAATTTTATATACCTAATTATAATTCCACATCAAATAAGCCAGTTAGTTCATTTACGGCTGCTGAAAATAATAATGCAACCACTTGGTTTATAAATACTGTTGCAGGATTATATAGAAATGCAACAGCATTAACTTCTATTTTGCTAACACCTACATCTGGAAATTTTGCATCAACTTCATCATTTTATCTATATGGAATATCCAACGCTTAACAAAGGAGAAAGACAATGTCAGATACACCTACAAAGGTCATAGTGGATTGCACTACAGGCATTACTGAGGTGCTACCACTAACAGCGCAAGAGATTGCAGATATGGAAACTGCAAGAGTAGCGGCTGAGTTAGATCGTGCTGAAAAAGAAGCGCAAGATGCTACTAACGCGATTGCAAAAACAAATTTATTAAAAAAACTGGGCATTACCGAAGAAGAAGCCCGGTTATTGCTTTCATAAGCATGTAGGTAATGGCAATTATTAGAGAACTCACTAGCCCTAACGGGTGGCCGGCTAGTGAGGATCGCAAAGCGTTAGGCATTGAAACCTTTACAGTGCCAGGTACAAAGATTAAGTTTGCATGTGCCAAAGCCGTTGCACCAATCCTGGTAAGTTTTGCTAAAGATTTTCATGAATTAGTTGAGCCGATAGATCAAGGCCAATTAGATGATTGGGGTTATGCCTTTAGGCAAACTAGGGGATCAGATAAAATTTTGAGCAATCACGCATCCGGTACAGCCATAGACTTAAATGCAATTAAACATCCTTTGGGCAAGTCAAATACATTTAATAAGGATCAGCGTAATACAATTAACCTACTCATAACTAAATATGGTTTAACCTGGGGCGGGAATTACAAAAGGCGTAAAGATGATATGCACTTTGAAATTGCGTTAAAGCAAACAGAAGTTAAACAAAAAATAAAAGAGTTAGGATTAAAATGAAGTTTGATAAAAAGAAAAAAGAAATTTTAAAGTCATACCTAAGAAGCGTTGCCGCCGCATCTATCACAACTGCCTTAGCCTTAATTGCAGATTGGAACGCTGAGTATGCAATTTTAGCCGGTGCTTTAGTCGCACCTTTAGCGCGTTATTTTGATCCTAAAGATGATAAGTTTGGCATCAATAGTAAATGACCATGACAGACATCATGGCATTAGCGGTATCAACGATTACCATTGTTGGCGCGTTAGTGGCATCAGTGCGTTGGCTGACTAAGCATTATTTAAGTGAGTTAAAGCCTGATAATAATGGCCGGCATAATTTAGAAGGCAGGGTATCGCGCATAGAAGAAAAATTAGACACGCTTTACCAAATTTTGATATCTAACAAATAAGTCAGCCCCATCCCTTACCCTATGGCCATGAAGATGTGCGTGGTCGTACCAAGTAGGGGCAGGCCGGAAAATGCTGATCGTTTGGCTAAAGCCTTTATAGATACCAATACCGAGGCAGACCTTTATTTCATAATTGATAATGATGATCCGAAATGGAATGAATATGCAAAAAATAAAACTATTACAATTTTGCCGGCGGATAACAAAACAGGTGGTTGTGCCACTTCTCTTAACACCGGTGCGGTTTATCTCTTGGATTTTTCTAACTATCCTTTATATGATTATTTTGTTTTCATGGGTGATGATCACATACCTAGAACCCAAAACTGGGATCAAACCTTTATTCAAGCGTTAAGTAACAATACTGGCATTGTTTATGGTGATGATTTATTGCAAGGGGAAAACTTACCTACAGCCTTTGGCATGAGCAGAGATTTGGTAATGGAATTGCAAGGTATGACTTTCCCAGGTTGCATACATTTATTCTTTGATAACTTTGTAAAGCAATTGGGATTAGATTTAAATTATTTAAAATATTTACCGGATGTAATTATTGAACACTTGCATCCAGTAGCAGGCAAGGCTGAAATGGATGAAGGTTATGCCAGGGTAAATCAACCTAAATGGTATGAACAGGATTTACTTGCATTACAAACTTACTTACGATCACAACAATATGCAAATTTGATAAATAAATTTAGATGAACATACTCATTACTGGATCACATGGCTTTGTAGGCCGGGCTTTTAGGCGTGCGCTACCTTATGCCAATTTGACTTTAGTTGATTTAAAACAAGGTGTTGATTGCCGTAAGTTTTTTCAGTTGGAAAAAAAACAATATGATCTAGTAATTCACTTAGCCGCTTTAGTTGGTGGCCGCATGATGATAGAAAACGAACCGTTGGCATTGGCTGTTGATCTTGCCATTGATGCTGAGTTTGCTACTTGGGCAATGCGAACTAAACAGCCCTATGTTGTGTATTTCTCATCATCAGCCGCCTACCCAATTGAATTACAAACTTTAGCAAAAAAGAAAAAGTTAAAAGAAAAAGATATTAACTTTAATAAGATAGGTAAGCCGGATATGACTTACGGCTGGACAAAACTGACCGGTGAAATGCTTATGAATTACTTGCGTGAAGAAGGCACAAAGGTATTAACCCTTAGACCATTTAGCGGTTATGGCACTGATCAAGATTTGGATTACCCTTTCCCATCTATTATTCAGCGTGCAATTATGAACGCTAACCCGTTTAATATTTGGGGCAAGGCAACTACTACTAGGGATTTTATCCATATTGATGATGTAGTGGATGCAACTATTGAAATGGTAAAAAGTAATTGCAATCAAACTATTAACCTTTGTACAGGTCGGCCTACAACCTTTTTAGAGTTAGCCAAAATAGCCATGAAAAACCTGGGATATGAAAAAACATCATCACAAAGATTTAAGGTATTAACCGACAAGCCAACCGGTGTTGCCTATCGTGTGGGTGATCCGACCATGATGAGTGATTACTACACCCCAAAAATTACCTTAGAAGAAGGCGTTGATAAAGCCATTCGCGGAATAGTATGATCTAAAATTAGGCTTACTATGGCTACTCACAAACCCCGGAAAGTAACTAGGCGCAAACGGCGCACACCACGCAAGGCTGATGCGTTGAACAAATTAGAAAATCATTACATCACATTAAATGAAATGTACCGGGCGGCTAAATCGGCAGGTTTTAGCAGTGATGTTGCATTTTGGTTGATTACAGAACCAGGTTCATCATTGCCTGATTGGGTCAATCCAAATACCAAACCACATGAGGTCATTCCGCGAATTGATCCAACAGAAGATGAGGATGAAGATTAAGCGCGATAAATCGTTTAACGCCAAATATCTTGTAGTGAGTGATTTACAAGTACCATTCCAATTTACAGAAGCCGTAATCAATTTAAAAAAACTGGTCAATGCCTTCAAATTTGATTTAGTTTTAAATGTCGGTGATGAGATGGATTTTAATACCATTTCCAGGTTTGCAGATGGTAAGGCCGAATCCTTTATGCAGACCTTAGATGCAGACCGCGCCACATGCCAGGATATTCTTTATGATTTAAAAACAGATGTAGTATCAAGATCAAATCATTCTGATCGCTTATACAAATCTATACAACGCATACCTGGGTTAATGGGATTACCCGAATTACAATATGCAAACTTTATGGGCTTTGATGATTTAGGCATCCACTACGCAAAACAGCCTTATGCAATCCCAGGTACTAATTTTGTGCTTTGTCATGGGGATGAAGGGGTCATATCTAACATAGCCGGCCAAACGGCGTTAAACCTTAGTAAAAGGTGGGGGCGTTCGGTAATTAGTGGGCATACTCATAGATTGGGCTACACATGCCACTCAGAAGCCTTTAATGGCCGATTAGAGCGTGTTTTAGTAGGGGTAGAGTGTGGTCACACCAGTGATCTAAAAAAGATGGCTTACACGCGAGGCTACGCCAATTGGCAGGCCGGTGCGGTCATCATCCATATTAAGCGTGGCAATGTGAGCGTAGAGATGATCCCATTTAATGTTGATGGGTCATTTACGGCGATGGGTAAGGCTTTTGGGTGATATAGGTCACATTCTATAAAAACACGCCGATAGGTAATTGCATTTGTCAGTGGTCGGGTGTTCAATTGGATTTACAAAAGCAATTGACCGGAAGGGGTTAATTATGAAAGTAAAAGTTACAAATGACATGTCTAAATTACCAGGCATTATTGCAATATTTCAAAATGCTAACAAAACTATTACTATAAAAGTTTTAGATAATGTTAGTTATGAAATTACAAGAAATGGCATGACATTAAAAACAGACATGGAATGGAGATATTTAGTTGGTTCACAATTAGTTAAACATATTGAAAATGATATAAAAGATGGTTATTACAAGGGTGTTAGGCGGATAGCCTAATGAAACTTACACATAATCAGTTTGAAGGTTTAACAGATGCTCAAATGGAATGGGCTACTAATTCAGATTGGCTAAATCAAAAAGACCGGTTTGAAGATACAATTTGTTGGTCACATCTATTTATTTATTGGGCAGAAAATTATGCGTCAGTAATATTGGCTACTGAATATCTAAAACAAAACAAATATGATTTTAGCATTTCTTATGACAATGCAATGGATCAATATTGTTTTACAACTAATTACCGTGGGTCATGGGTGTACGCATGAACGCTGTGGCCTATGTTGAAAAGGGTTGGTGGGTATTGCCATTAAAACCACAATCTAAAGAGCCATGCAAGTTTTTACGGCATGGGTATCTTGATGCAAGTAGTGATTTAGTAACTGTAAAAAAATGGTTTAAAGATGATTCTGAATTAAATATTGGTTTAGCAATTGTGCAATCTAATATGGTTGTACTTGATTTTGATAAACGCAATATTTCTTCTAGGGTTTTATGGGAACAGTATCGGCGCATGTGTGTAGTGTCTGATACTTTTACAGTTAAAACAGATGACGGTTATCATTTTTATTACAAAGCCGATAAGAATAAGCAATTTAAAGGCAAACTAATGCCTGGTATAGATATCAAACATAAAGGTTATGTAGTGCTACCCCCATCTACTCACCCAAATGGCACTAAGTATCAAGTGGTAAATAATGTTAATCCGGTTGAATTGCCGGCTGAATTAGAAACGGTGATGGGTTGGAATTAGTTAAATACGATAAACAAAGCGGTGCTTATGTTGATGAAAAGCGTAAGCATTTTGTAAAGGCTTCTGTAATCCGCCAACACGCTAAAAAAGCAATAGGCGCAAGGCAGGTTAGAGGAAGGCTATCAGCCAAAATGGTTGAAGCATATTGGTTAGACAAGTTCAAGGAAGCGGTGAAATATGAACTATGAAGTAATGGGATGGCTGGTAACAATTAGCCTTCTAGCATTGGTGGCACTGTTGATTGGTGTTACATGGATTGTGGCTGTTGAAAACGGTTATGACAAAGGTTTTAAAAGTGGCTATAAGCGCGGCTTTGCCGACACAAAACAATCTTTTGCAAGAACGGGAAAGTTTGTGGTCAGTAATCATCCGGCTTTGCGAACCCGACAATTGCAAGCAGATAATGATTACTTGATGGAAAAAGTTGTAAGTCTTTGGGATAAGGAAAATAAATAATGAACATGAATGATTATGTTGATGTGGCTGAGCGTATTGCTCAATTAAAAGAGGCTTACCCTGAAGCATCATTGCAACCTTATGATCCAAGTAAGCCTTATGAGATTGTGCAGGTAGAAGGTAAAACTTATGTGGTTTATACCGCCGCCTGTTATCGTGATCCTCATGATGTACGCCCCGGCGTAGCCGTTGCATGGGAACAAATACCAGGTAAAGGTATGACAGCAGGCAGTGAACTTATGATTTGTGAAACCTCGGCTTGGGGTCGGGCTATTGTCGCGGCAATGAAAACTGCAACCAAAAGGGTTGCATCTAAACAAGAAGTAATGGCGGCTAAAGCCCGGCAATCTTGGGCAGTAACCCCTAATGATTCTTTAGATTCAGATTTATTATCTAGGCCATCTGATCCAGTACCACCTACTAAAGCAATCTACGGTCAGCCTGGTAGTAAGTCAGCATTGATGGAAAGAATCATGCGCCATCAATTTGTAGAGGAAAAGAAGGAAGAAGTTATTGATCCTACGCCATTGCGTTTAGACCAAGTGGTTGATGCAATTGCTTCAAATGCGCCTGCCGTACAGCATTGTAAGCATGGCCAAATGGTGCTTAAAACTGGTATTGCAAAAGGCCGTGGCACTCCTTACTACGGCTACACATGCCCCCAAGGTTGTGATGCTAAGTGGGCAACTATGAGTAAAGAGGGTAAGTGGTTTTACCCAGGTGATAACAATGGGTGACATGGAGATGATTGACCCTAATGGAGTTAGGGCAACCTTTACAGATGACAAAGTGGTGGTAGATATCGTGCCACTATCTGAGTGTTGTGAATTTTGCAATGATCCCAGGATGCTTAATGAAAGTGGCGTACGCACATGTGTAGGTTGTGGATGCGTCAATCACATTGAGTACAAAATCAATGAGTAACTTTGATTATCATAAGGCCATGCGTGACGGGCATGGCTATAACTTGTATGTGGCTGATCTATTGCGTCATTTTGGCGTACCTAAAGTAGATGTACCGGAGTTCAGTATTGCTACAACTCATGATCAGATTAGAGATAAAACCCTTAATGAAAAAGATATTGTGGTTGATGATCTGATACTAGAGGTCAAAAGTAGCAGTAGGTCATTTGAGGATGTAGATGATTTCCCATACAACCCATTGATAGTAGATACAGTTCAAGGTTATGAGATGAAAATTATTAAACCTTTTGCCTATGTAATGATTAGTCAAATTACCCATGCAACCTTCGTTATACCTACTGCAACAAAGTATGATTGGACAATCAGTACATTCTACGATGCACAAAGAGATATACAGGAACAGTTTTACATGGTCACAAAACGGCATTGCCGGCCATTTATAGAGATGGTGGACATTTTATTAGAGAGAGCCGATGAGCGAACCAATCAGATGCAATAAATGTGGCAGTTGGATTATGAGTGATCAATCCTGTTATATCTGCTACATACTTATGCGTAGTCAAAAGAAATTGAGTTAGTGTGAGGTAAATCACATCTCACATACTGAGATGAGTATTGGAGTTACGCTAATGATCATTTTTATGGGTGTGCTAGGCTCATGCCTTAGCATTTGGCCTAAAGCCAAAAATGCGAGCCGCTTTAGCGGATGGCTCGCAAGGTGCTGGCTATTTGGGGGAGTTCTATGTTTAGCAACATTTTACAATTTAGGAAGTGCTAAATCTGCCGATAATTACAAGGCAACACATTACAAGCAATACATTTTGATTAGTTTAAATTACAATTTTCAACAGGCTTATTGCTTAATTGATCTTTATCATCATGAGAGTAGGTTTGACCCAAAGGCAAAAAATGGTAGTCATTATGGGATTCCACAGGGTAGGTCAGAATATTTGAAAACTGCAACAGGAATCAAACAAATTAGTTGGGGAGTTCGCTATATTGGCAACAGGTATGGATGGGTTGATAAGGCCAATGGCATACCTAACGCATGTAACGCATGGCAACATTTTCTAAAGAAGGGGTGGCATTGAAAGATACAGAGAAAATTACAATAGGCATAACATCACCTGGATATGTAGTAACAGATTTTATGACCAGTATTTTAGATGTGGCTAGATCACAAAAACAGTTGGGTCAGTTCATATCATTACAAGGATCAGGTGTGATCAGTAGGTTGCGTAATCAGATAGTTGCGACTTTCTTAGAAAAAACTACAGATGATTGGCTATTGCAGATAGATACAGATCAAAGATTTACAGTAGATCATTTTAAGAAGTTAGTGGCGGCAGCCGATAAGGATAAGCGGCCTATTGTGTCAGGTGTAGTACATGGTGGATGGGATGTTGGTGAATTATATCTTGAACCAGTGCCTTGCATATTTAAGATGGGTAGTGATAATGGGTTGTATGCAATACATGATTATGAACCGGATAGTATTATTGAAGTAGATGCCGCCGGTACAGGTGCGATCATTATACATAGATCAGTGTTTGAAAGGTTTGTTAAAGAGGCTGATCAGGTACATCAGGGTGATAAGTGGGGCTTCTACCAGGACATGCCATTACATAAAGAATGGGTTGGAGAAGATTTGTTGTGGTGCATCAGGGCTAAAAGTTTTGGGTATAAACTATATGCACACACAGGCGTACAGATGGATCATCAGCGCAAGATGTGGATAGGTGCTAAACAGCACAAAGACTTTGAACGCTTTAGGCGTGCAAGACTACAGAGTGAGGAACAGATCAATGGCAATAATAACTAAACAAGTAACAGTGACAGGTACAAGTCAATCAATAATTAGCGTGGATAATGTGACGCGTGATGTGTTATTACATGCTAAGCATGAGATATACATTGGCAATAGCGGCGTGACATCAACAAGTGGATACATCATGGATAATGGTGATGTGTTAAGGATGTCATTGGTTGATGGTGAAGATTTATGGGCAGTTACATCCGGTGGGTCAGGCACACTGCATGTTTTGGCAAGTAAAGTTGATTAAATAAAATGACCGTTTTTTCCTATTTGAAGCGCGGTTTGAATAC